CTCCAAGTTGGTTAGCCACCAACATGCAACTACGGCACTACTACCGGTTGCCCGTGCTCTCATGGCTGAGGTCACAGGCATGGACGGCGAACTTTCCGTCCGTGACTACAACACGGTAGCCTTCGTTCCGAAGGACGCCAAAACCGATCGTGCAATTGCTGTAGAACCGAGCATTAATGCTTATCTACAACGAGGAGCGGGGTTAATTCTCCGCAAATCGCTCCGTCGGATGGGCGTGGACCTAGTCCACGGCCAACTCCGTAATGCCGCCCTCGCGAAAGCGGGGTCGGAGACAGGCGCATTTGCAACGATTGATCTGGAAATGGCAAGTGATACGATGGCTTATAAGCTATTGGATTATTTGTTACCTCCGGATTGGGTTTCTCTATTAAAGTTACTTAGAACTAGCCATTACACGTTAGATGGGAAGTCGTTCCATCGATACGAGAAGTGGTCAAGTATGGGTAACGGATATACGTTCGAGTTGGAAAGTTTAATCTTTGCCGCGCTCGTTCGTGCATCTGTTAATAGAGGGGATTCGTGGGCTGTATATGGTGACGATCTAATCGTCCCCACATACGCTGTACCAGACCTCGCCAGTCTGCTCGAATTCCTAGGCTTCGTCCTTAATGCCAAGAAAACCTTCTTTTCAGGCCCCTTTAGGGAATCCTGCGGGAAGGATTATTTTCGAGGTGTTGCGGTACGCGGGTTCTTTCTTAAAGAAATTAACCCTGCGACGAGGTACGTCTGGCACAATTGGTTAGCCTCGGAGAGGCTACTACCTTGCGCGTCCAGTACGATGAGGGAACTCCGACAGGATATCCCAAACGTAGCTCCTTTTCCAGATGATGGTGCCTTTTGGGTACCACCTCTTCCAGACCATAAACTCGGGTTATCCCGAGGCTATAGGTATGGAAGACTGGGTTGGTTCTACTATCGAGTCGCCTTTACACCGGTGTCGATCCCGCTATCACGGCGGGAGGAACTCGGTGCAATTGCAACGTACTGCAGGCTCGCTAAGGCGAGCGAGCCCATCGACCGCTTAGCGATTGTTGAATCGCTAAGCGAGGTTGGTCGATGGGAACGGAGGCGAGTTTTCGTTCCCGATTCAATCGGGGACGTAGGCTCGTGGCCCA